CAGTTGAGAAAGGCTGATCTATGCCATGTGATTCCATCCTGATGGCTGTGAACTCTATGGCATCCCAGCCAATTGGTTCTTCAACCTCAATGCCATTAAGAAAAAAATTCCATCCTGCCATGGTTCAAATTTAGCCAAAAAAAAGGGATAGCAATGCCATCCCCTTTTCCTCTATCTAAACCAAACATTAATTCTCAGTCCTAAACCTATTATTAAGAATCTTAGTTGTCCTTCTTGGTGTTCTTATGAACTTCTCAAAGCCTCTTTCATCCATGTTAAGTTGAGTAATTGGCAAGCCTTTTAGGATACTTCCAAGTTCATCCAGTTTGCCAATCATTGGACTTCCACTGTTTGATTGCCTGCCCGATTGCATACTGCCCCAATAAATTTCTTGCTTGCTCAGAGCATGGTTAGGAATAACCTGCGAGCCTTTAGGCAAATCAACCAGGGTAGCAGTTGGTGGAGTAAAGTAAACCTTGCCCGATTCAGTCACAACTTTCTCAACTCCTCTTTCTCCAACCATTGCCTTACCTCCTTTGAATGGTTTGCCTTTAGTCCCTTCTGCAAATTCAGGCACAGGTTGAGCCAATATGAAGCCAATCTGAGCAGCTTGAACTGCTAAAGTCAAAGCAGCCAATGGAGCAGTTACTGGACTGCTTGACCATTTAGCAACTTGTGCAGCAGTCTCAAATATTACCCTTGCTACGGCAGCAGCCTGTTCTGCCTGAAATTGCTTTGTTTTTATTTCCTTTTCTTTTGCTGCTTTTTCTTGCTCAATTTCAGTAAGTCGCTGCTTGTTACCATCTGCAAGTCTTATCTCCTCCTCATATCTTTTGTTGAGTAAAGTCATTTCTTTATTTAAACCTTGCTGATATAAATTAAATGCTCCATCAGATATTGTTTGACCTAATTCAATTGTTTTCAGTTTAATATCAACCTTTTCATCTTCATCTTTTTTAATGATTCGAAGCATTTCAGCATTATTAGCCATAATTTTATTATTGGCATCAATTGCATCATTAACTCCTTGCTGCATTGTCTTGGCTCTTTCTTTTCGAATCTGCTCCTCAGTCTTAACTATATCTTTATAGTTTTCCATCCTTAATGCTTTGGCCTGAATGTTAAATTCATGCTCTGCATTTAGTCTTGCTTTATTTGTGGTTTCAATTTCAGTTTCTGTAATTTTTACTCCTTTTGCTGCATATTCTTTTTGAAGGTTTAATTTATCTTCTTGAAATGCTTTCTCTGCACCTGCTTTAGCAAGTGGGTCATTGTATAAGTCTCCAAGCAATATTCTTTGTTGCTTTTCAAGCTCAAGTATTTTTAACTTCTCTTCATATTCCTTCTTATCAGCCTTAGCCTTTTCATCAGCAGCTTTCTTTTGCTCAGCATTAAACTCAGCATACACTTTTGTAGTCTTTGCTGTGTTGTCATTTCTTAGCTTAATCTGCTCATTGATGGCAGCATTCTCTCCATTGTAAACTGCTATCTGCTCAAGCAGAGCCTGAAGCTTCTGCCTCTCTTCAAACTTAGGGTCAAAGCCTGCAATGGATGGCGCACTTCCAATCCTCTTATTGACTTCAGCAGCCTCCTTTTCAAATTGCTTTAATGATGCTGTATTTTCTTTAGCTCTGTCCTCAAGCATTTGGTCAGTCATTGTTTTAGTCTTTGACTGGAATGCCTTAAATGCATTAAGTTCTGCTTGCTCAACATCCTGCGCCCCTGTTGTGCCTAATTTGAATAAGGTATTGATGGCATCCATAAAGTCAGCAGTAACATTTAGTGCTGCTGTCAATGTAGGTTTAAGCAGAGTGCCTATTGAGTTTAAGAAGTTATCCCAAGCATCTCCTAAGTTATTGACCTTACCCCCTAAAGTAGCTGAAACAGCAGCAGCAGAACCAGCTACACCTTCGTAGTCACCAAGTGATAAAATATATTCCCTAATAGCTGTGTTGCTAAATTTTACCTGTGTTTCAACATCTTTAAATGTAAACTTAACCTGATCTCCTGCCTTGCTTGCCCTAATTCCAAAGTCTTTGAGTCTTTCAAACTCTCCAACTTGAGCATCAATAATGGCCTCAGTCAATTGGTCAAATCCTTTACCTGTTGAGGATGCTAAGTCACCGAGCTGCCTAAGTTGGTTTGTGGTTGGAATAAATCCCTGATTAGCCAACTTCACAAAACTTGCAGTTAGTTCTGCCACTGCAAAAGGTGTAGTCTTAGCAAACTCTTTGATTCCTTCAAGAGCAAGTGATGCTTGCGCCCCACTGCCCAAGGTATTCTTAAGGACTGCCCCAAGCTTCTCAAAGTTTGCAGTGGTATCAAACACAGCCTTTGCAAAGCCAAGCACAGCAGTCACACTGAATGCTCCGACAATTGCAGGCCCAAGACCACCAAGGCTCTTGCTAAAGCCTCCAAGGCTATCTTGTCCTTTGTCAAATGCTCCCTTAAGTTTATCTCCTGTGTCAGCTGCTTTCTTCCCTGTGTTGCCTAACTCGGTGTTAAGTTTCTTCATTGAGGCAATGGCATCCTGCTCTTCCTGAGTCAGCTTGTCAAAGCTGGTGGCTGCCTTCCTTAGTTCAGAGTCATCAATGACATACTTGATTTTAATATCATTACTTGAGATTGCCATGTTATTCTATTTGTTGCAAAGTTAATAGAAAAAGCCCCCCAATTTGGGAGGCTATTTCCTCTGTAAACAAAACACAAAAAAAAATACCTACTTATGACTCCGTTTGGACTTCTGATCAGCAATCCAAGTGGAATAGATTAAATAGTATTCATAGATTGGCCTTTCGACCAAGAATTTAGCTCTTTGAGCATCTCCACTTGCGATTCTAAGGACTTCTGCAAATCGCTGTCTGTGCTGTCTGATAATTGAAGTCCAATAATGTGCTTCAGGTTGTTTAGGCTTTGGAGAGTTTCTGCCTGCAAATAGGTCGGAAAATTCATGCTGTATTCTGTCAAAGAGGGCAGATAAGCGTACTCCGGCAGATTCAAAAAAAAACCCTCTACATCATTGGACTTCATCCAATGCTCAAGCTTCTGCTTGTTGTAAGGATACTGGTAGTCAAGTGGGTTCTCTTGCTCATCGAAATAGACAACTGTTGCAAGCTTCAACTGCCTAAGCAGGCTAACAGACATCTCCATCTGCTCCTTGAGTCTTGAAGCCATGATGCCTACCTCATAAAGCTTCTTATCATCCTTCTTCTTCTTGTCCATGAGCAAATTGATTAGCCCATTGTTCCAGCCTCTTAGAAAGTCAGGATTAATTTGCCAAAGTTCCTCGGTGAATATATCCCGGGCAGCTACTGCCCTTTGGAATGGCACATTAACCTCAGATACGAATTTAAAGTATTTGACACCTCCTGAAGTGAAGGCATATTCAATTTGATCCCATCTGTCCTTTGGGGCTACTCCTTGATACCTTGGTTTTTCCGCATGATTGACAACATCCATTTCTGCATTAACGACAGGAGGAGGAGAAATAGATGGTTTGCTCCTAAAAATATTGAACATAAGTAAAATGGTTGGTTAAAGATAAGACAAGAGATAACCAGGAACTGCCATGCTCCTGAGCAATAAGGACATTCACCAAGTGGCTTGGCCCACAAAGTTGGCAACTTCTGAATTTGGAACAGATACCACTGCCCAATCGGATGGTCTTCCAGCAGATAGTCCAAGAACAAGGAAAAAGCTGCACTGATCAGAGCAATCAGTGTCAATGTCAGAAGGCTTAGGAAGTTCAATGATGCAGCAGCCTCTTCGTTTGCCACCACAACTTGCAACAAGTTCATCATACATAGTAAGGGTCAGGGATTAAGTCGGTGAAGATATTTAGAAAAACCTCATTTATGCCTTCTCCATTGGTGTAGGTTTGGGCAAATGAGAAGCAAATGCTTGAGTAGATTAAGCCATCAACAGCAGTAAACTCATAAACCTTCTGATTGGTGGGATTTATGAACATTAACTCATATTGTCCACCATAAGGATTGAAAAATCCATCAGGACAGCCTGCCAAATCAATCTCAATATAACCAAGTTAA